AAGAGAATTACAACTTCTAATTCAGATGCTATTGGTTATCTCCATAGAAAAGGTGATAAGAATGTCCTTAGTTTTAGAACTAATGATGATGTAGCTTGTGGTGCAAGACCAGAGCACTTAAGAAATCAAGAAATAGTGATTTCAGAAATTGATGAGAACGGTGAGTATAAAACTTACTGGGACAAAGTATTCGTAGATTAATAACAAATAAAACAAAGAAAGATGGCTTTAAGCACAGCAGGTTTAGGAAAAGAAGGTGGTTCAGGACTACCTAAAACAATTGCACCAGGTAATCATACACTAAAGATTAATAGTGTTTATCTTGATGATTTTAAATTCATTGAGGGTGCAAAACATTTAATGCTGAATGTTGAGACTGATCCTATTAATGGATTTGAGGGTTTTATGATTGATAAAGATGATGAATCAAAAGGTCATTATGCCGGTCAAATTGGAAGAGTAAAAGCAAACCAATATGCTTTTGCAGATGGGAAAACAAAAACAGGAAGAGTAATAGAAAGAGATAATTCTATTCTTACGTTTTTACATACACTATGTAAGACATTAGATATGAATGATTGGTTTCTTGCACAAGATAATAAGCATGATACAATTGAAGAATTTGTAGAAGCATTCAATAATGATGCTCCTTTCAAAGAAAAATATTTTGATGCTTGTGTTGCAGGTAAAGAATATGAAGGTAAGTCTGGTTATACAAACTATGACTTATGGCTTCCTAAAGGTAGTAAAGATGGCTATGCCATTACTGCTCAGGGAGGTAAAACCCTTCAATATAATGAAGCTGACCACCTTAAGAAATTAGAGGTAAAGCCAGTTGATTCATTTGGAGATGATGATGACTTTAGTGTTCCACCAAGAGCATCTTCTGACTTCAGCCTAGACTAAATAGTTATAGGGGGAGTTGGAGACAGCTCCCCTTTTTCTAATTTTATGGTTATGATATCTACAAAAAACTTAGTTACAGACTTTTCTGATGTTCCTAAAGAATGGATCTTTGAATATTATCTGAATTTAAAAGAAAAACTTACTGGTCAAGATGTAAAGATGCTATCTGCATTTAACTCTAAGGATAAGATTCCTTCCATGTTTATTTACTTTGATATAACTAAAGCTGAGTATAAGTTTAAAGACTTCTCTTCTGGTTATCAAGGTGATTGTATTAGTCTTGTTCAATATCTATTTAATCTTGAAGGTATTGGTGCTGCAATAGGCAAAGTAATGAATGACTATCAAAACTATTTAACAGATCATACTCCTGCTCAAAGACTTGAGTTGCAGTATCATGATAAATATAAGGTAGTTGATTATGAGATAAGACACTGGACTAATCTAGATGAAGAGTTTTGGAAAAGATATAAAATTGTTTCTAAGATTCTTGAGTATTACAATGTAGCTCCTCTTAATCATTTTACTATGGAGAAAACAGAACAAGATGGTTCAGTATCTTCTTTTACCAGTAGTATTAAGTATCTGTATGGTTATTTTAGAAAGGACGGGAGTCTCTATAAAATCTACATGCCAAAGAATCTGGATAAGAAGTTTATCAAAGTAGAGAATTACATTCAGGGTGTAGATCAATTGAGCTTTGAAAGAGATTATTTAGTAATTACATCTTCTCTAAAGGATTTAATGTGCTTTGTAAAGCTTGGCTATCAGAATATAGAAGCTATTGCTCCAGACAGTGAAAACAGTATGATTCCTGAGAACATTATTAGTCAGCTCAAAAGCAAATACAAGAATGTATGTGTAATATTTGACAATGATGACCCAGGTATTAAATCTATGGAGAGATACAAAGAAAGATATGGTCTTAACTATGTTATATTAGACATGGAAAAGGATCTCTCAGATTCAGTTGCTATGTATGGAGTAATAAAAGTTAAAGAGCATCTGCATCCATTACTAATTAAAGCTTTAAAGAATGACATCTAGTATAAAACAAGATGTGTTGTATGAGTACATGCAACAAGAGAGTAAGTATATTTCTCAGATTGATGATTTAGAACGTGTAATTGAAGCTTTAAGTATTGATTACAATAACTTTAGAGAATTATATTTTGAATCAGAAAAAGAGAAGCTAGAATTACTTAGATTGATTAAAACACTAAAAGATGAGTTGGGTATATAAAAGTAAAGAGTTTAATGAGTCTTCTATACCAGAAGGTTCTATTGGATTCATTTATCTTATGACTACTATCATAGATGGCAAGTCTGTTGCATACATTGGCAAGAAGAACTTCTTTGCTAATATAAAAAGACCTATGGGTAAGAAAGCTTTGGCTATGTCTACAGACAAAAGACTAAAGAAATATACCCGGGAGCTTAAACCTGACTTTATGAGATACTATAGTAGTAACAAGACTCTTAAAGAAGCTCACAAAGCAGGTGTTGTAATTAAAAGGGAAATTCTAATGATTTGCTACTCAGCAATGGAATTGACTTATCAAGAAGTAAAGCACCAATTTAAGTATGAGGTGCTTGAAAAAGAAGAGTATTTAAATGCCAATATTCTTGGCCGGTTCTATAAAACAAAATAGTTATGAGTAATGACAGACATATCTGGGAAGGTTGGACAGTTCAAGCATTTATTGATGAACTAGAACCAACATTTAACATGATTATGGATAACAACTCTTGGCAAAAGCCATTTAAGAGTAAAGAGGAAGTAAAAGCTTGGTGTAAGGATAACCAACCTTACTACAAGAAACATATTCCTGAAGTAGCAAAATATTTTATACAAAAAGCAAAAGTATGACAGAATTAGAAATGACAGGCCTTCTACTTAAGTTGGCTGATCTTGGCGTTACTGGAATTAAAGTACATTATGCAGGGAGTGGAGACTCTGGTGCAATTGAAAGTGTTGTGTATACAACTGAAGAACTTGATGAAGATGAGATAGATGCATTTAATGAATTAGATACTTTAGACATCTGGGGTAATGAAAATAACTTATATGGCTTAAGCAGTGAACTTTATAGTGAAGTTGACTCTTTTGTTATAGATAAACTACTCAATGACATTGAAGACTGGTGGAATAATGATGGAGGTGAGGGTAATGTTTGTATCATAGTTCCATCTGGAAAATATAGAATAATTAATCAAGTGTTTATAACTACCTCAGAAGAGTTTATACATAGTGGAGAATTAATAGATAAAACTTTAGAACAATGATAGAATTTGAATTTTGGTTAAATGACAAAGAGACACAAACATTAACAGATGACTTGAAACAAGAAATTTTTGAAATGGTTGAGGACTTAGTTAATAATACCTACAATGAAGCCTTTTTTGATGCAAAGCAAAAAATTATTAATCATATAGAAAATGATATATAATGGCACATCCTTTAGATCATTGTAAATCATCAGTTAAGAGATTTGGTGGACATATACTTGATTACCAGGCAATTCATGATTGGTTTGATGAAACTAAAAAATGGATTGGGCATAGTAAACATAGAATGTTCCGTCACCACAGTGAGGGAATATTTGAATGTGAGCGTGTATTTGGTGTAAGTTTTATTAATTCAGATGGAAAAACTGTATATACAAGATATGTTGGAGAACAGCATGTAAAAGAGGATTGCTTTGGTTATATTCCTAGTGCAAAAGAATGGGTAAAGGCTCTTGAGTCTGGTAAGCCTGAAGAATGGATGATTAAAACAATTAAAATTGAAGACTAATGGAAGATTACATTAATCATTGGGGATTAGCTATGGAATATGCTGAATCCAAAATAAAATTAGAAATGGGAGTTAGTACTATAACTGACTATGATAACCAAATTAATATAAAAGAAGGTTATGAAGCTGGATTTTTAAAAGCTGTAGAGTTATTTAAAACTGAAAAAGAACTTATGATTAAAACATTTAAAATAGAAGACTAATGGAATTAAATAAAACAGAAACAGAGAACTTACTTAGTATGTTAAACTCTTCAGATAAAGATAATTACTATGTTGCACTTAAAGCAATAGATGCACATGAATTTGATGACTCAACTGTTGGTTTCTTATTGTATTTGTATAAGTTCTCTAAGTCTACTTATGCTAAATGGAAAGAAGAAGCACCAGAGTCAACTGTCATTCTTGAAAAATTGCTACCTGGTCTTTCTGATGAACCTTTAACATACTCAAGAGCATTAACAGTTATGATTAATAAAAGAGTAAATAAAGATTCTATAGAAATGTTTTTGGAGAGACACGTAAAAGAATTAGTAACACAATTAGAAAACATGGGTTACCCAACTGAGAAGTTGGATTTGTCCATTAAACTGAAAGAACGTGAGTAGAGAAGAAACACTTGGTAAAGCAAGTAAAGAGTTAATGTGGAAAGAGCCCTTCTATGGGTTCTTTCTACTTATGCTGAATAAAGTATGGAATAATAAAGTTCCTACGGCTGGTGTAAGTAAGCATAATATTAATTATCAGCTTGCAATCAATGAAGACTTTTGGAATAGTCTCAGTGAGAATCACCGGATTGGTTTATTGAAGCATGAGTTATTGCATATAGCATACTTTCACTTAAGTATGTATTTTAATTTTCCTGACAAAAGACTAGCTAACATAGCTATGGACATGGAAATTAATCAGTATATTGATCATGAATATCTTCCTGAAGGAGGTATAGATATTGATAACTATACTGAATTAAATCTTGATAGAAAAGCTGGCTGTAGATATTATTATCAGATGCTAAAGCA